GTGGCCAAGTTACTACAATTAATAATATTTCTGTTTCACCAGGAAGTAATATACCTATCGTTGTTGGTACGGGTGGTACTCTCGGTGTAACAAATACAGCCGGAACATCTGGTACTTTCTCGTCATTTAATGTCTCATATTCCGCTAGAGGCGGTGGAGGAGGATTAGCTGGTGGTTCAACTACAAGAGGTACCGGTGGACCTGAGGGTGGTGTAGGTGGTTCAAAGGGTGGAACAAATGTTGCTAAAGGTACTGGTGTTGTAACAGGTGGTTCTGGTGGTAGGACACTTGCTGCACCCTACGGTACCGGTGGGATAGGTGGTGGTTATAATGCATCTGGTGCTACAGGTAACAACGGTGCCATTTTAATTACCTTTGCAACTACAAGTAGTAATACAAGAAACACTCAAAATACAGCTGCAATAGCTATAGGTACAAGCTCTGATGGTTCAAAGGTTTTTAATAGCTTTACAAGTACAGAAATTATTAATAACGGTTCTATAACCGGTGCAACCGATACTACACCGTATAGAAGCTACAGTGGCGGTGGAACAATTACTGTAAATGAAGGTGAAACTTCGATAAATTTTGATTTAGCTGGTCCTGGTGGACCCGGTGGTAGTGGTGGTCGAGGAGATCAAAAACAAGGTGGTGGTGGCCAGGGTGGTACCGGTGGCCGTATTCAAGGAAGCTTACCTGTTGCAAACGGTGATACTGTAAGCTTTGGTGTTGCGTCTATTACACGTAATGGTCAAACTATGGCTTATGCAACAGGTGGTGGTTATGGCGGATATGCCAACTACCAAACAGGAGCGCATGGTAGTTGGGGGGGTATAGGTACAGGAAGTGTTGCTGGTGGCGGCGGAGGCGCTGGAGAACCATCGCATGATAGGAATCCAGGTACTGGAGCAGGTCAAGGTAGCCCTGGATGGGCTAATATTAACTATCAACCGGTACTACCTGGTGGTCCAGCGCTTTACCTTACAGCTTCAACAAGTATAACAAATAACGGTCGCATAGCAGGTGGCACAGGCTGCACCGGTATTGTAGGAGCAGGTTTATCGGTTATAGGTAAAAACTTTATTATCGGTACATTAGGCGGTACTGTTCTTGGTGACCAACAGTAACATATAGCCGGTATAATATTAGCCTGTTTGATAAATACTATTATCAAGGTAAATACTATATATGCCAATCAACTATCTAGATAATATTAATGTTACTGGTACGCTTAGTGCGTCATCAAATTTATCAACTGCGGGATCTTTTCTCTCAGGTAATATTGATGTTGGTGTTGTAATTAGAAATTCTCAAGTATATCAAAAATTTGCTACTGGTACAGCGCCAACTTACGGCTGCAACTCCGCATCTGGTGCTTATTCAAACATTGGGGGTGGCATATGTAATTCTGCTTCTGGTGCCTACTCTAACGTATCAGGTGGTAGTATTAATGCTGCAGCTAACTGCTACGCATTTGTTGGTGGTGGTTTTAATAATTGTGTATCGGGTGCAGGAAGCGTTGTAACGGGTGGGGTTTCAAATACAGCTACAAGTCCCTTTTCGTTTGTAGCTGGTGGATCGGCAAATAGCACCGGTAACTATAGCAATAGCTTCATTTTAGGCTCTTCGTTAAGCGCTTCTAGAGCAAACTATACATATGTGAATAATTTAAGCTCACAGGGAATGGTAAATACACTTAGCGTTTCAACAAGCTCACTTCAAGTAGGTAGTATTTCAGCAACTAGCGGTGGTGTTGGTAGTATTACGGCAAAAATGCCTATCTATAATCAATCAGGTGCTTTTATTGGATATATTCCTATCTATACAAGCTAACTCGCTTTATTAAGGCTATATGTATACTTTGCCTCCGGATGCTATAGCAGGTTCAATATATAGCTCAAATTATGTTGAGACAATGACTGATATTGTAGTCTCGTTTGACTATGCATGTTTTGGTACGAGTGTAAGTGGTAGTGAAGGGTTTTGTGTATTTTTTAGCGATACACTAGCTCCTATTATTCGTGGTGGTGGACCGGGTCCGGGACTTTGTTATAGTAGTATTAGTGGTGTGTCGCTTAGTACCTCATCAGATACTTTTGGTTTAAAAAGTGGTATAATTGGTGTAGGTTTTGATCTTACTGGTAATTATGGTAGTTCAAATTTCTTTAATTCTGGTTATAATGACACTGTTTCAAATTCAATTGCTATACGTGCAAATCATGATGCTGATTACCGTATCGTTACAAGAACTAAAAATTTAAATGATCGGTCATTTGATAAGCCAATAAGTTTGTATCAACAAATTACCAATAACCAGCAACCGGAGTATAAACGTATTCGTGTAAGATTAACGGATTTTGGTAATCGTATTATAGTAGATGCAAAATACCTTAGTGATCAATATTTTACAAACTATCTCGACTATACATTTACAGATTATAATAACAGTCTTTTAACAAATCCTATTTTAAGTAGTTTACCGATTAGTTGGCCTTCTTCGGTTCGGTGTGGTTTGGGTTTTACAACTGGTGAAAATAACGGAACAACTTTTAAAATTAAAAATTTTAATATAAATGGTACAATTACATTAAAAGCAGCTACTGGTACATATACATACGATATTGATACAACGACATTAAGTGCAACAATTGCATATAATAGCCCCACTAATACACTTGTACAATATGACGTATTGAGCGCTAGAAACGTCGCTGTTTACGGTCCGTTAAACCAGGTTGTACGTGGTCAAACTGTACTCCTTGACCCATCGAATCCGCTTGTTATTGTAAGTCCGTCTGCAGGACCGCTTGGTGTTCCATATGCTGCTGGTGGTAAATATTTTAATATTACACCACATGCTTAATAAGCGTAAAATTAATTGTTTCAGTATAAATAATCAAGACCATGGGTAATATCGCAGCTACATTATCATTAAACGTTCCCGCTATCACAGCACTTTGCACAGGTCAGCGAGGAAGTATTATCTACACAGCTTCAGGTGCACCTTATAATATCTATAACACCTATCTTGGAAACCCTGGTCTATCTGGTGACTTTTATATTGATACTGCAACAGGATTCTATTATGGTCCAAAGACAACAACATGGCCATTAAAGCCGGTCTTTACACTAAACGTACCTACTTCAGCGTATCCGCTTGTTCTTGTTTCGGGATTAACCGGTCTAGTTGTACCTACCTACGGTAACAATACCGTTTCCCTTTTTGGCTCAAATCTCAGTATACTCGGTGGTATTAATAATAATTTAAGTGGTGTAAATTCGTTTATTATCGGTTCAAATCTAACTGCAAATTTAACAGGTTTTACTATTGTTAATAATCTCTCTGGAAATAATATATATGATATAGCTGGTAATAGTAATCAGTGGAATACCGCCTATACATATTCAAATATAACAAGTAGTGCTTATACTGCAGCTACAAATCTTGTCAACACAACTTCAGCAAATTGGAATAGCGCATATACCGCTTTAACATCCACTAGTGCTACTTGGAATGCCGCGAATACGGTTGTAGCAGGTAATAGCGGTAACTGGAATACGTCATATAGTGTAGTTTCGAGCTTGGCTTATTTAACTTATACATTAAACGGTTCGCTTTCTGCTATTGTTCCGTCAAGAGGCACGAATGTAGCACTTGGTATCACAAGTAATATTGGTGGTGGTAATAATAATCAAGCACTTAGTGCTTATTCAAGTGTTCTTGGCGGTAGATATAATACTGCTTCAGGTAATTATAGCAATGTTACTGGTGGATTTAGTGGTCTTGCTGCAGGGTGTTATTCAAACGTTGCTGGTGGTGTATGCAATACTGCGTCAGGGTACGGTGCATCTATTGGCGGTGGTACCAGTAATACAGCATCAGGTTTCAACGCTGCAATTGCTGCAGGTGCCTTTAATACAGCAAGTTGTTGCAGCAATTTTATCGGTGGTGGTCGCTTCAACACGGCTTCTGGTGCCCGGTCTATTGTTGTTGGTGGTTTTTGTAATACGGCATCTGGCCATTATTCATTTGTCGCTGGTGGTTCTGGTAATAGTACTAATAACTTTACAAATACCTTCATACTTGGGTCAGGTCTAAGTGCATCGCAGGCGAATTACACATACGTCAACAACATTAGCGTGCAAGGTAACGCTAATGTCACCGGTAACGTCGGTATTGGTACTACCGCTACAAGCACCGCTCTAACAGTTAACGGTACCGTTAGTGCTAATAATACAATATCAGCTCCAACATTTACAGCTCAAGGTTCAACGGGTGGGTTTAATATTACGGATAGAAGCGGAAGCAGTGCATCTAGTACACTATACAGACAGTTAGGTACAAATTATATTTCTGATTCTGTTACTGGCAATTTAGTAGCAATCGCCTCTGGTGGTAACGTTGGTATCGGTATATCTAATCCTGGAACCACTCTCACAGTTAATGGTAGTATTAGTGCGTTAAACGCAATAAACAGCGCTACTGCTAGTGTAGCTGGTACATCGAGTTTGTTTTCAGTCGGTGACAGAATGGGTGGCGCATCAACTGGAGCTTTTTATAGGAGTGGAGGTGTTAACTATCTTTATGACAGTAATGCAGGTAATGTGGTAGCTTATACAAGTGGTGGTAACGTTGGTATTGGTACGAGTTCACCTACCAACAAAGTTACTGCAACTTCTTCGACTCAATACAAGGGAATATCCGTAAATAACGGAACAAACGATATTGTTCAGTTGATTGGACAGAGTTCAATAAATGACAACGGGAGTATTGTCCTACTCAATGCTGGGACAGCAGGGACATATATTCAAGCAAACGGAAATTCTTATATCAATGGAGGTAATTTAGGCATTGGTACAGCGCTACCAACTCAAGCTTTGACTATTGTTGGTAATGTATCAGCAACAGGTTATCTTGCCGGTGGTACACCGACAAATATACAAACAGGAAACTATACATTGCAAGATATGGACTGTGGCAGTGTTATCTATTTTAATAATACAACAACTTTATCAGCAATATTACCTAACCCAAATACCGTTCGAAACGGCTATCAGGTTACTGTAATTCAAGCAGGTACAGGTACCGTGTATTTTAATGCCAATGGGTTAACGTTGAATCAATCATATAATTTGAAACATACATCAACTCGTTGGTCAGCTGCAACACTATCATATAATTCAACCTTTGGCTGGACACTCTTCGGTGATCTAGCATAACTTTTATGGCTGCTATACCGCTACTAATCGGTACAACGGCTAACACCGGAGAAACGGTAACATACACATTTGATAGCAGCATCGATACAACAACACTTCAACCCGGGCAAGCGTTTGATCTTCGTTCTTACCTTTATAGTATTGGTGTTATTAGCAGTCTTGATATAACTCTAAATTTAACCGTTATCATTAATCCAAATGTTGCTGTTGGTTCCTCAGATCCTACAAAACCGACACTAACATTAGCAAATTTTAAATCTCGTGATAGGGTCTCTGTTATTAATAATGGTAATATATATGGTGCAGGTGGCTACGGTGCCGGCTCCACGGCATTAAATGCAAGCGGCGGGCCTGGTGGACAAGGCGGTAGCGCCTTAATCGTTAGTTCTCCTATTAATCTGGTTAATAACGGTAATATATATGGGGGTGGAGGTGGAGGGGGTGCTGGTGCAGGAAGCGTTGGATTTTATGCCTACGGTTATCCATATTTTTGGAACTGCGGTGGTACTTCACCTTGCGGCTATATTCCGTCACCAAACTGCGGTTGTTGGTGTTGCTATAAATGTAAAACACAACAATGCACGTATATGAACCAATGGACAGGATACGTTAATTACGACGGGTATGGCGGTGCAGGGGGAGTCGGTCAAGGTGCTTATACATCAGCTGGTGGTGGTACCGGTGATCCTACAGGTGGTTACGGTGGTGTTGGTGGTGCGGGTGCTGCTTTTGGTAGTTATGGTAGTACCGGCAGCTACGCCGGCTATAATACTGGGCAAATACCAGGAGTTGGCGGGTCCCCGGGATATTACATCTACGGCAGTTCAAATCTTATAACGTTTACAAATAACGGTAGCCTTGCCGGTTTAGTTGCATAAATATTTCACAAATGAACACGTTATCGGCAACTGGTGTTGGTTTTATTATTAAGTCTTTTGATTCTATCAATAAAAGAGTCAACGTGATGCCATTTTCACCGCTTTTTAAAAATTCGCTCGATAGCTACCCTATCTACAGCTACGATCTCTCTACATTCGATTCTTCAAAAGATCTTAATATTCAACTTGGAAAATTGTTGCAGCCTGTAGTAGCGTCAATCATAGCAAATGAAAGTAGCGACCATACAATTCTTACATCCTTTTTTCAGAATAATCTCAATGTTACTGTTTCGGTACCAAACTCAGCAATCGCTGCTTCTCTACCAGTGCAGCTTCCGACTGATAATCCCTCATTGTCAGGCGCTATTTCTTCAGCTGACTCTGTTAACGGGACTGCTGTTAATTTTATCGCATAATGTTATTTTTTAATTTGCTATATTTCATATGCTTGAGTTTAAGTGTATCGTACATGTATAGCTTTTCAGAGATCTTTAAACCAATACGAAATAAAATATCTTATATTCCATATATTCGTAGACCTTTTCTGTGTCCTGAATGTAGTTCGTTTTGGTTTGGGTTAATGTGTTCTTTTCTTTATAATCCTATTAAATTAGATGTTGAAGTACCTCTACTTACTAATATTTTTTGCGGCCTTGTTACACACCTACTTGCGTCTTTCATATATAAAAAGAAGGAAAGTGGATCTATTCCCTTTATAAACTAAATGTTCTTATGACACAAGATGAAGTAATTACATCAACCTGGTTAGGTGATGTTATTATAGATTTTATACATGAAAATAGCGCTTTTAGAGATATTCTCAAGAGCGCTATGCCCGATATTGCAGCAGATGTTGAAAGCGCTGCAGTAAACGTTAATTGCTCATGTCGTAATAGAGTGAAGAAGTATGTTTCACAGCACAACGAAGCTGTAGGAACGCTTTTCTATCAATTTTTAAGTATAAATAACCTCTTATCAGACCTTGATGATCGGTTTAAATTTATATCCGAGACCTTAACAAAGGTTCAAGTGTCAAATATTTCTGGTAAGGTTGCAAAAACTACAATTACAGATTGGCCTGCTTTTGCAAGCAATATACGTCAGTCTAATTTTACTTTTGATTATATGTCGACATCTATAGTAGGTGATGACGTGTATGTGTTTTTTCTTTAGAGCAAGCTTGTAGTCGAAACACACTCTATTAAATATTTACTGTGAAGTCGTATACAGTAAAGCTATCAAGTCAACCATCAGTTGGTTCACCGGTTGTTTTGGATCATTATTTTTATAATGATCCGCTTTCTGGAGCTAACTTTGTATATCCTTTAACAGCCGATGGTGGCCCATCTACTGATAATTTTAATACAACAAATTATACTGTTACCGCTGACGACGGCAAGTATACACCGTGGGGTTATTTTGTACAAGACGTCATCTATAATATAAATGTCGGTCCATTAAAGGGGCCTTATACGATTAATTTCGACCCTACATATATAGATCAAACAGCCTCTAAGACACAAAAAATAGTATACAATTTTGGTGACGGGACGCCGGAGATTACTGTTGATAGTCAAATTGTACCGCAATATACCCTTGGTCAATCTGAATCAGCGACAGGTGCAATAGCAACTATTGTGAGTCATAATTATTTTCCACAGAGTAATTCAGGTATTACTGTTTTTACACCTTCAATAACAGCATATAATAGTAATATTGTTCGAAATATCTTTAATGTTACTATTTCATCGGCTCCTGCATCAATTTATGATTTTACTGATATTCATCTTATTAGTAATACACAGCAACTTTCATCTATTGAAACGCAAAATATTTTTGAAATAGAACAACCTGATTATCTAACAGTTGCTAGGGTACTAAGTGGTGTTGATTCAAAATACCCGACAGTGATTCCTTTTGATCCTAATTCATCGGTGTTAAACTACGATCTTATCACATGGTTAGACGCATCCGATGCCACAACAATCTCAAAAAACACTGATAATAAAGTCTTAGTATGGACTGATAAGAGCTCATATAGAAATAACTACTACTGTGACCTTAGTGATGGTTCAAATGCACCTACTTTCCTCTATCCAAGAGAAAGTCAATCCGGTCGTAAGTGTGTACACTTCACTTCAAACCCTTCATCGCCCGGTGCTAGTCAATATCTCTACGCGCTCGCCTCAGGTACTCTCGGTGACAAAGTATTTTTTGTTTATGGTCAAGGATTTACAGTCATTGCTGTTGTGAAGTTTAACTCTATTGGTAGTAAAGACACACTTTTTGCATATGATCTTAATACTAATGAAGACGGATCGTATAGCTCATTAGCTGCTGGAAACGGTAACAATTACTTACCCTATCTCAATGTATCGCTTGCAAGCGATAACTCAATGACCATAGAGCAAGGTGATACAAGCTATTATTTCGGTACAAGCGCGTATGATCCAAATAATGGTATTTATCAACCTACAAACACTGGTGTTATTACACAAAATTTAACTAATTATAGCCTGTTTACAGCGACAGTAAGTGGTAATAAAAACGCTAATGCATATTTTACTGCAGATACGGCTATAATTCAAAGAGGTAATCAGAATTATCAAAATTATTACACAACACTTAGTGCTTTCCTCTCTGGTGGATATAATCCTGTAAAGGGATACACGATTCCTGCAGGACAGTACGACTATAGTCTTGTTTATGGTCTTCTCGGTACAAGTGATGCATATTATAACAGCTATTTAACTGACGCAGAAATTTCTGAATTTATGCTATTTGATCGTCCATTAGACCCTGATCAAATAGCTTCAGTACAAGCATATCTAATTAATAAATGGGGATTAACACTACAAACAAACTAGTGTCCATTTGAATTCATAATAAATAAAGACATGGAGGTTGTTACTCTTAATTCGTCAAATTATATCGGTCTCTCGGCTGCTTACAGTCCCGATAGTACATTGACGTTTAATCAAAATATTTACTATACCGAGCAGGGTATTGATCTTCCATTTGTTGAAGCTTTTGCTCAAGCTAATGATAGCTCTACAAATAACTACTCTAATTTATTCTTAACACAATCAACACCTCTTACTAGCTCCGTTAGCATTAAAGGGCTTGAGTATATACCTGATGATGGTTTTACAACTTATCTCGCTGCTAATTCAATAGGCGGTGTCACGCCAAATACAAATTGTATCGTAGTACAAGAACCACCATATAATATATCTACTGCTGCTGTATCAATGTCGGGGTTTTATACAGATATTAATAATAGTTATTTTTTTACTATAAAATTTGAGACCGATCATCTATGTAAAATTGAACATGTGAACGCTGGTACTACGCGGTTTCTTACTGTAGGTTCAGACTTAAGTCTATATTTTGCGTTTGATACGGGTACAGATTATCTCGGCGATCAAAGTCCACAGCTATTTTATTATTTCTATAATGGTCCAGAAGGATATATAGTTTTATCAAAAAACGTACAAGATCTCCCGCACTATCTTTGTTTTGATGGGTTATCTTCTCTCGCCTTGCTTCCAGATACATCGGGTACCATAATATATCCAGCAAGCGCTATTTTTACTTGTATAAAACGGCTACCTGAAACAAATACAACTCCACTCTACGATCCCTGGGTTAGTTACAAACAAGATTTTTTAACTAACACCCAGGACATTAATACTAAAAAAACTACACAAACGGTTAATTCTAATTTACTACTTAATAGTCAATATCTCAGTATAACAGGAACAGAATTAAACGTAAATGCGCTCTCGTTAAAAAATACTAACACACCCGAGAATTATCAATCCAGAAACAACCCCTTTCAAGCTAATAAATCGCAATTTCTATCTGAAAACGATATAAGTTTAAGAGATTACAAATCACTATTTACCGGGTCGCATCAATTACTCGGTGATGATAATATTTCACTCGGCTATGAGGCGTATACAACCGACATTGTATTAAAAGCCGATACAGTAACATACTTTCACGTACCACAAACGCTTTACCCGTTTAAACAGCTTAATGTTAATGACTCCGGATTAATTCAAGCCGGTGCTATTGCCGGTGATCATCCTGTCAAGTCAGATAAAATCTTTAAGAAACAAGCAAACGCAAAATATACGTCACCGTTTGGAAGCGTAACAGAAGAAGCAAATGGTACATTTCTTTGTAGCTGGCTTTCTGGAAGCGGTGATATAAAAGCTTCGCCTATTTGGGTTGATAGATATTATAATCCTACGAAGACAACATTTATAAATGCATTAACGACACAATCGCTTAAAGCTATTACATATTCTACAGCATTCGATGAAATCGTTAATATTGCAGGTAAGCAACCTAATACCGATGAAGTGTTTGATATACCGTCAAGCCTTGCATTTGAACCTGGTGGTTATTATGCTTATCATCATTACGGCTCAAGCGACGTCGCGAATTATATTAATATCTTTACGCCATATCTTATAGAACGTGATTTTCCAAATTATTTTTCTGTAAACGGTGCAACAATATATAGTGTTCAACAACAAGGTGAAGAGTATGATTTTGGTGGTAATAATTATGCAATAACAAATTCTCTTTCTGGTATACAAGATTCAAATCAATTCACTCTTTCATTTGATATGTATAACCGTGATTGGACTAAACCGTTCGGTAATCAAATTATCGGTAATTTATTAAATGATGGTTTTGGTATTTTTAATGAAAATATAATTACACCGACACTTTTTATTAATACATCAGCGAGCGTCGATATTGTTAATACAGATTTTATCAAGCTTAATACTGTTAACTATACGGCGGTACCGCTTGTCTTTATACGTTCAAGATTTACAGAAAATTACTCTATTGCTTTTAGTGACGGATATCTTCGACAATATACTTGTGACGATAGATTACTACGACAGACTTTTTCGCCATATCTTTCAAATGCTATCGGTGTCTCGCACACCGATGATACAGCTTATATTCTTTGCCCGTCAACAACAACGACAACAGTATTGTCGGCAAATTTAATTTCCAATACAGTAACACCGGTACTCTCTGCGACAATTTATTATAATAGTTTTGTTGCTGGTACCAGCTCAACTGCCATATTTACAGCTTTTCCGACCGTTTCGACCGGTACTATAAATTATTATAATAATAATTATTATTTTACAGCCGGGTCAACCGCAAGAAGATTCGGTAATACGATTTATTATTTAACAGATAATAAAACATCTATTATTAAATGGGATAATATTGATAGTACGCAATCCGTGCTTTTAACAGCATTTAAGGCAAGTTCTTCAACAGGTTCGTATTTCGTTGATTTTAATATTGACTTTGACGGTAATATTTGGATCTTAAACAATACTAATACATTTTACAAATATACTCTAAACAACCAATTTTTGCTCTCAGGTGCACTGACATCCTCTACCCCTGTCACAACGACTGTTAATATCACCGGTAATGGAACAACAACTACGTTCCCAATATCATCAACTACAGCACTTAAACCAACCGATCTAAATGTGTATGTTAATAAAAAGCAACAACGACCTATATTTGATTATAGTCTTAGTGGGAGTAATATTGTTTTTGTAAATCCACCGACAAAGAGCTACCTCGGTAATATTACCTATACACAAATTCTCGATACATTTAGCAATAGTAAACTTAGCTTTATATCAGAATTTGCAAACGGTACATATTATACAAATACCATTTTTGCAAGAACCGGAGCTACGTACAATACAATTTCAAGCACAGTAACAGCACTCTCGACTTCCCCGGCATATCAATTCCTTGTTTATGACACAAGCGGTAGTCAACTTTCAAGTACATATTATTTTACTACAACAGGGAGCAAGCTCGCGCTAACAAATACTAATTATCTTAGAGAGCATGTTGTCGATACATATCCAGCACCTAACCTAAACATTAAAGCTATTCTTACAAACGTTTATGATAGTACAGATCTAAAATCGAGCGAAATCATTTATTGTCTTTCGGCCTTAGATCCCGGTTATCATAATTTTGTTGTACGATTTGATAGCTATAATGGATTTATGTCGTTGTTTATTGATAGTCAGATTGTAAAGACAGTTCAATTTGATCCGCGTAAATATAAATTTAGTAATTTAATTTATCGTCCATTTTTAATCGGTTCATCGTGCTTTAATAACTCTTTACCGCTTTTCAAATACTTAAAAAACAATTCATACTTAACCGAAAATATTAAAATTAAAAATTTCTTTCTTTATAATACACCGCTTAATGACTACGACGTATATATGCACGCAAAATTAGGAGCAGATATACACGATATCCATTTTGATATACCCTGTGGTAAGCGAAATTATATCGAAGAGATAGAACGATATTTCAAGGCAAATATACCGGGATCAAAATCAACACAATATAATGTTGTCTTGCATAATACTGGCATAACCGATCTATCTCTACAAGCAGCTATTGAAGAGCGTATAATAAAGACTCTCTCCACTTCAGCTCCTATCTATTCTAAGTTAAATACTATCAAGTGGATTAATTAAACAATGAATATTAACGATATCATAACACAGGACGGTATTATCTATGATAGATATCTTGGTACCACATTATCTCTACCGTATTCAAGCTTTGATTCTATCAAAATACAACCGAATGATACAGTAACGAATTTTAATATTAATAATATTATAACAAAATTATACGATAACTATCTTTATTTGTATAAGTCGGCTCACATTGCTTCAAACATCATACCGTTAACAGCTATCGCTTCAGCTGGTAACTATAACGGTAATTTTAATTGGTTTCGTGGGCTTAGTTCATCGCAATTTAGCGCTATATCCTCGCTTGGTTTTAATATTGATAGAAGCAATGTACTCGCTGTAAAATATAATACTGATTTAAATCAATACGTTATTGCAACAACTACAGGTACTGATGTCATTTTGCTCAATAGTAATAGCAACTTTGCAAGTCTTACAACTGCCTTTAGTTCGTCATATGTATTTCAAGGAGCAAACGTTAATTGGAATAAAATTCAAGATATTATTTTTAGTAACGACGGTGGTAATGCGATGTATGTGTTGGATAAAGGTGCTAATAGTATCACGCAATATGATGCTTCGGGGCTTTTAACAAATGATAATGTTTTGCAAAATGTTCTTGTTTATGAAAATAGTATCGGTGGTTTTGGTACGTATGACGACAATACAAAATTTAATGCACCGGCTAGTATCGACTATCTAAATTCTGAAATTTACGTTTTAGATGCAGGTAATAGTTGTATTAAGAGATATGATCAAAATTTAAATTGGAAACTTACCTATAGGCTCTTTAGGGATTTCTTATCTGCCGGGCCAGTTCAAATTACACACGATAGTTACGGTAATAACTACATTCTTAACAGTAATTGGACCGTTTACAAGTATGGTAATAATTTCACCACAAAAGAAATATTAGATTTTTCAGCTCTTTCAGCTGCAGGAGATACTGTACAAAAAGTTGTTTTCTCGCAATCAGACTCAAATGTATTTTATTTTGTTACTAAAAATAATGTATACAAAAAACTCGTTAATACGCCAGGTGATACTGTAGGTACCTATCTCTTAAATAGATTTAATTTTTCTTCGAATGAGCAATTTACATCTTTTGCTACTATCTCATCAACATACAATAATATACCTTATGATTATAATTTTGCATTTTGTGCTTCAGGCAGTGCAAGTAAAATTTCCCTCTTTCAGGACAATCTTAATGTGGTAAGTGTACTAACTAATGACATATTTGATGTCTATCCGTTGAGCGCTGTTACAATTGATAAGGATGAATATCTTCAAAACTGGGTTATCAATAAAACAATATCTAAACTTCTTATAAATCATATGAGACTAAGAGATAACATTACAAGTAAATTTCTTTACGACCAGACGACAATCCCCGGTGATGTTCTTCTTGCCGGTTCTCGTTATTTGTTGCCTACAGAAATTGATTCACTAGCATTTGCCCCAGACGTTACAAACTTTATTGGGTTAAATGAAATATTCCAAAATAATATTATTAATAGACCGTTTGAAAAAATCTTTAATATACAACAAAATATGCTGGCAGCACTAAAAGCCGATGTTCGTAACTATAGCGCGGCATTACAAATTGTATATTTATCCTAATTGATTTTATAGTTCTAACATTAAATATTCACAATGGCTAACACGATTAACGTTACATCAGATACAGTAGTTAAACTTATAATCCGTCGTGGTACGAACGCTGACAGACAGACAATTGTTCTTTCATCCGGTGAACTCGGTTATGCTATTGATACAAAGCGTGTCTACGTCGGAGACGGTGTTACACTCGGTGGTAATCTTATCGGTAATAAGAGCTTTGGTATTGTACAAGGTATTCAGCAGTATGCTGGAATTGCTCAACAAGGTGATATCATTTATCAAGCTGTAGCCGGTGACGGTGAAAATGATAACATTCTATATATGTTTAATAACGGGCACTGGGTTCCTATTTCACCTCAATATAGTAGTGATTTTAGTTATACAGGTGGTGCATTGCATTTAAATCCTAATTATCTTGTTTTAGATACTGTAAACTCAATATTAAACGTCTATAGCAGCGTTAATACATCAACATTATCAGCAAATATAGCCACTATCTATAATCAACCCCTCGTTGATACAGATGGTACTAATAAACTATATGTAGATCGTCAAATTGCTTTTACACAAAATCTTGATCAGACATATACACGTAATTACGTTGCAAACAACTTTGTTCCTCTTAGCGGTAATGCGACAATGTTCGGTACACTTAGTAGCACGGTTAATATTAGTGTAAGTTCCGATCCTATTCTCAATGCTGATGTAACTAATAAGCTTTACGTTGATAGAAACGTTAAAAACGCTCTCGATACAGCTGTAGCTTATACTTCTAATAGATATCTTCCACTATCAGGTGGTACATTAACCGATGCTCTAACTTCAAATGTTACAAGAAATGATGTACCCGCTGTTATTGTCAATCAGTATGGATCAGCACCTTCTCTTGTTGTACAAGACACAAATCGCTCTACACCACAATCGTTTTATGTTGATAACTACGGTAGCGTAGGTATTGGTATCGTACCACCCAACGGTGGTAACACACAATTAACCGTTCTCGGTACTATTAGTGCATCAAATCAAATCACTGCACCTACTGCCGCTGTTGTTGGTCCGTCTGGAAGATATATCGCTTATGATTGTTCCGGTAGTAATGCGTCGTCTGCTTTTTATAAGAGTAATAACATAAGCTATCTCTGGGATAGCGCTTTTGGTAATGTTATTTCCTATACAAATAGTGGAAGTGTTGGTATAAACACATCTACACCGGCTTCGACACTTGATGTCAGCGGAACATTTAACGTTAGCAATAATGCAACTTTCGGTAGCTTATTAACCGCAGCTTCAATTAACACTAATACCGTCAACACTGCATCTACAGTTTCAACGACTATTACAGCTACCAGTATTAACTCAGGCTCAATCACTACAAGTGGAAATGTCATTGTTAATGGAAACATAACAACAGCAGGTACCATTAACGCTGCCGGAGATGTTATTGCTTTTTATACTTCTGATGCACGTCTAAAGAATAATGTAACAACAATTACATCAGCTCTTGATAAAATCGATAAGATAAGAGGTGTTGAGTATGATTGGGATACCTTCCAACAGGCAACACATACCGGGCATGATGTCGGTGTAATAGCTCAAGAAATTGAAGCTGTAATTCCTGAAGCGGTTACAACAAGACCTGACGGGGTTAAGGCTGTAAATTACGAAAAGATTATACCGCTTCTCATTCAAGCTATTAAAGAGCTAAAGGCCAATCAAAAATAATTTATAGTTGCCTTTCGATTAGTTCTATCCATAATACAGTAATTATGGGAATGTTCGATTATGTATTCTGTGAGCGCAAGCTCCCTTTAACTAAAGAAATTAAGAAAGCCTTTCCTAATAGGGATTGGACTAAGCAAGACTTCCAAACAAAGTCATTAGACAACACAATGGCTTCTTATCATATTAAGAAGAACGGATATCTGTATACCGAAAAGGTAGAAGGTGAATATGTTCGTACCATGACTGAAGAGGAAGAGAATGAGATTAGGAAGCAAGGTAAATTTTGCTGGCCTCATAAGTTTGTAGAACATAGTCGAACCTCGGTTAAGGAAGAAATTACAGCTACTATTAATTTTTATGATTATGGTGAAGATGAAGAGGGTAATACCTGGGACATTGAGTTTGATGCTGAGTTTGTCAAAGGTAAGCTAACTTCTTTAAAGCTTGTAACAGGAGAGATTGTTTCTACAGCTGAGGAAAACAAAGCTCGTGAAATAAAATGGCAAGAACATTGGACCGCTGTTGAGAGCCATCCTTGGAACAAGACTAAGAAAATTCTTAATAAAATTACTTCTAATGGTTGGTCGAGATTCTGGTCTAAGATATCAAAGCTTCTTTACGCTTTTCAGCAGAAGATTTCTGCTCTTCAACTCTGGATTATTAAAACGCTTGCCTGAGCTTATATAAGCCTATACTATTAGTGCATGAATAAGATTCTTGTCATAGGTGATATTCATAATCACTGGGTCGAAGCAGAGGCAATAGCTTCGAAGTATGATGATCATACGATTGTGTTTACTGGTGACTACTACGACAACTTCGGTGATTCTGCTATTGACGCAGAACAGACCGCTCGCTGGTTGAAGGAATCTCTTACTAAGCCTAATCGTATCCATTTGATGGGTAACCACGATATTAACTATTCCTATCTTAACTATAAGAAGGATAGTAAAGGTAACCTTCAGAATCTTTACAATTGCTCAGGTTACTCTCTTCAGAAGGATGATGCTATTAATCGAGTCATGACCAATGAAGATTGGGATAAGATTAAGATGTATCATTACGAGAATGGTTGGTTCTTTACCCATGCTGGTATCTCCAAGTGGTGGTTTGAGCACCCAGTTCTCGGTACAACTCCTGAAGTTATTATCAAGAAGCTTGATGAGGCTATTGAGCTTTATAAGAATCGAGAGTACTCAGATGTTCTTGGTGCAGCTGGAAGGTGTCGAGGAGGCTCTCACAGAGTCGGTGGTATCCTTTGGCATGATCATTTTAGAGAAGCTGAACCCATTCGTGGTATTAAGCAGGTTTATGGTCATACACCGGTTACAACTAGCATTGGTCCTTGTATTGATATCTATAAAGAAGAAGATATTGATGCCGTCAATGTAAATGTTGACTGTGGTCTTCAAGAAGTCTTTAGAATCCATGAGGATGGTTCGGCAGGTCCTTTAAAAACAGATCTGCCGAACTTTTATTACGAGGCTAAGAAAAAGGAATTTGATAAAATGATTAAAGATATGGATGCATATCATAACATTTACAAAGATTTAAAATGATTTTTAAGAAAACAAAAATAGAAGGTGCTTGGGGTATATAACATATAGTATGAAGAAAATAATTGTTCCACAACAACACGAAGAAGCAAATTATTTTTCGGACTTTACAGGGCAACCCTTTGATACTTACTACGGTCCGCCTGTTGAGCTAAAGGTTGAGTTTAATTACGGCTCGAAATACGATTGCTCGGAATTTACTTTGCACCTATCAGATAAAGATATTGAGCCTATTTTAGATCTCATACAATCTAAGCTTAACGCTGACTTTAAAAAAGAATTACACGGCTTCTATCTGGGTGATGAGGAAGAGCTACAAAATGCAATAGAGTCTAGAGATCACATGGAGTGTGAGCATCGAATTTCTAACATGCGTCTTATTAAAAGACTTCTAGGAGATGATAGGTTGGATTAAAAGGTTTCTCTTTTTAACGAGCGGGAAATCATGGAGAATAAGATTTTATATTCTTAGTATTGCTTACTTGCCTTGGTTAATTCATAGGCTAATATGGAGTGATAATGATGGACAGAGCTAATGAAGAAGAGTTTGACCCTGTTCTTGTTGCAGGTTTATTTCGGGGTAATCCTGCTGTACGTACACTAGACTATGACGGCGGATTGAGAGCTACACAAATTGCTGGGTTCATGGTAGCTATTCTTGATTGTATGGTCGACATGGTTGATGAAAAGGATCAAACAGAATTTGAAGATAACATCCTTGAAGCGTTTGATTTTTTTCTAAAAGACCGCTTTGAACATACAAATAAGTATAAGCTTGACGACGAATAAAGCTTGACTGTTCCTACATACTCTTATAATATCTAGAGATTATGCACAACACTTTCTTAATTGCCGATCCTCATCTATCGCATGCGGGTATGGTGATGTTTAAACGCAGTGACGGTACCCCTCTTCGACCGTTTTCCTCTATTGAGGAGCACGATGAGGTTATGATCGAGCGCTGGAATAAGATTGTTAAACCTCATGACAGAGTCCAGGTAATGGGTGATGTTGTAATGAAGAGGAAGAACCTTCCTATTCTAAAACGACTCAACGGTCGTCTTCGTCTCATTGCCGGTAACCATGATATCTTTAAGCTTAAGGACTATCTTCATTACTTTGATGATATCAAGGCATTCCATGTCATGGATAACTTCGCACTTACCCATATTCCTATTCATGTTAACTGCCTGGCTAGGTTTAAGGGTAACGTGCACGGACATATTCACCAGCATAGAGTGATGCGCACAAAGTTTTTCGGTATTGTTAAAGAGATCGATCCGAGATATTATTGTGTATCAGCCGAGCATACAGACTATACCCCTGTTCCATGGGATGTAGTTCGAAAGAAGTTCTACCATCAGCTAGGTCTTGAGATTCATAATAACTCTTGACTTAGTTTTCTTTTTATTATAATATTAATTAAATGAACAATCTTGAAAAAATTGCTAGTCTAAATGAAATTTGGTATGACTTCATTGGTCATTGTCATCACAAGGATCGAGATTGCCATTTCTATATAACTCAAACCTTTTCCTATGGAGGTAAGGGTAAATGGACAGTAGCTCATCATGGTTATATTAACCACAGATATGAAGAACAGGAATTTGATTCTTATGAAGAATGTCAAGTTGAGTTGATTAAACTCTTGTGTGATTCAATTCTAGAAGAAGTAGAATGGTATTTAAATTTACCAAAGCCTGAAACAATGGGTGATTATGATGATCATCCTAGATATAATAAAAAGGATCTAGAAGAGATTATTAACAAAGTAAAAGGATTAACATGAACCAGCCTGTACAAAAAGCTCTAGAACATTTATCTGACTTTTCAGCTGATATTATAGCGTCTCTGACTCTAGCTGAGAATTATGATCTCAAACAAATTGCTTATGATCTGAATTTAGTTTTAACTAGTCTAAGGTATAAGCTAGAAGATAATGATTAAATATTTTTATGTACGGGGTAAGAGTGGCGTGTGTTTGGATCGAAGAAATCAAACAATGGGTTCCTTTGACTCAGGTTACAGTTATCCAGCGATACTTTCATGAAGGTAAGAGTTGTCTTCAATTTAGATATGAAGACAAGGTACTTGAAAGCTATATTGAGTATAAAGAACTACATTAAATAAATCTATGAACCCTCTTGCTGTTATCGGTCATGTTACTATGGCACTCTTTCTTATAGGAATGCTTGGGTTCTTTTGGATGATCTTTAAGGGAGTTAAGAAGGTAAAGAAAAAAGGTAGAAAGGCAGGTAAGAGAGAAAAGAAATACAATCTCTGGATGAAGAAGTTTGAAGAGTTTAGGAAGAATTGGTTTTATGAGATTTAAATCTCTTTTAAAGTAACCTTACCATCCTTGTCAATTATTAGATAGTGACAAGGTTCATCACAGAAAGAGCCTGAGTTGTGATACTCTTTTCCTGATTCAGCACATACAAAGCTTTCGGCAAAATGGATATGTCCTCCAAAAATGGCATCATAGTTCTTGTCTTTGATGTAGTTTAGAGCTTTGTCTCTTATATTAGTTTTGATCTTTAAGAACCTTTTAGATGTTCTTTTTAAC